GTCAGGAATCTCTCCCGGGACGCGGTTAGTCCCGGGACAGCCGACAACAGCCATCAGCAAACATGCACGTCATTCCAGCAAACTTTGGAGGCCCGATGCGGCGTGAATGCGCGGTATGCGGGCAGCCGTTCGAGGCGCAACGCCCGCAGGCGAAATACTGCGGCGAGACGTGCCGCAAGCGTGCGCAGCGCGGCGGCATCGCGAAGCAGAAACAGCAGCAGACAGCACCGGCGCCGGCTGCGTCGGCCGCGCCGAGCGGCGGCGGGCTGATCGAAACGGTGCAGGCCGCCCTCGAACAGGCCGACCGGTTGAACACCATCGCCGGACAGCACGCGCTCGAGCTCGCGCGCCGGATCGTCCACGCGCCCGGGATGAACACCGGCGTCGCGGCGCTGTCCAAGCAGCTGCAGGCCGTGCTCGCCGAGGCGCTCGCCGGCACCGCGCCGGTCGCCGCCGACCCGGTCGACGAACTCAAGGCTCGTCGCGACGCGAAGCGGCGTAGGGGCGCGTGATGACTGCGCCCGCGATGGTCGAACCGGCCTACGCGAATTTCCCGGCGTGGACCGAGACGCTCGGCCCCGAGGTGGCCGATCTGTGCGAGATGGCCGGGTATGTGCCCGATCCCGAGCAGCGGTTGATGCTCGACGCGCTGTTCGCCCTCGGCCCCGATGGTTTCCACCCGGCGATGTTCGAGTTCTGCGCCATCTGCGCCCGCCAGAACTTGAAGACCGGCGGGTTGAAGATGGCCGCGCTCGGTTGGATCTACGTCGTCGAGGTCGAGACGATCACGTGGTCGGCGCACGAGATGGACACGACCCGTGAGGCGTTCCGTGACCTGGTCAACCTGATCGAGAATTGCCCGCCGCTCGCTGCGCGGCTCGCTGATGGCCCGACGAACGGCATCCACCGCGGCAACGGCAACGAGATGATCGAGTTCGCGCCGTCCAAGGCGTGCCCGAACGGGCAGCGCATCAAGTTCAAGGCGCGCACCAGCAGCGGTGGCCGAGGGTTGACCGGCGACAAGGTCATCCTCGATGAGGCGTTCGCGCTCAAGGACGACCACATCGGCTCGCTCATGCCGACGCTGTCGACCAGGCCCGAGGCGCAGATCGTCTACGGGTCGTCGGCGTGCCGGCCCGAGTCGGACGTGTTGCGGCGCATCGTGGCCCGTGGCCGCTCGGTCGACCCGGGTCCACGCAAGCGGCTCGGCTACCTAGAGTTCTGCGCGCCCGAGGGCGCGTGCGAGGACGACGATTGCCCGCACTACGTCGGCTATCCCGGGTGCGCGATGGACAAGCGCGAGTACATCCAGATGGCGAACCCGGCCGCCGGTCGCCGCATCACGTGGCAGTACCTCGAAGATGAGCGCGCCTCGATGTCGCCGGCCGAGTTCGGCCGCGAACGCCTCGGCTGGCACGACCAACCGGCCGTCGAGGACGGGCCGCTCATCACGCGCGATATGTGGGACGCCCTCGCCGACGCCGAGTCGGCGCCCACCGACCCGGTCGCGTTCGGTGTGTATGTCAACAAGATGCAGACCGCGGCGGCCATCGGTGTCGCCGGGTATCGCGAGGACGGGCTGATTCACGTTGGCATCGTCCCCGCGGTGCGCGACCGGCCCGAGTTGCACACGCTGCCCGGTACCGGGTGGATTCCCGAGCGCACCAAGGAACTCGCAGAGGCGTGGAAACCGTGCGCCACGGTCATCGACGGGTACTCGTCGGCGGCGTCGCAGCAGACCGCCATCGAAGAAAAAGGTGTCGAGGTCGTGACCACATCGGCGTCGGACATGGCAAAGGCGTGCAACAACTTCTATGCGTTCGTGCGCGACGGCAAGTTGCGCCACCAGGGCGGCCAACTGCTCGCAACCTCGGTGACCGCGGGCAAGCCGCGCGACCTCGCCGACTCGTGGGCGTGGGATCGCCGCGACAAAAACAGCGACATCACGCAGTTGGTGGCCGTGACCCTCGCGCTGCACGGCCTGCTCGAGCACGGTCGGCCGGCGCGATCCAAGTACGAGGATTCGGAGCTGTTCTTTGTTTAGACGACGCAACCCCGCGTTGAACCGGCAGGTTCTCGTGTCGCTGTTCTCGGGCAACGCGATCTCGGGCGTTCTGGTCGCCGATGTCGGCGGCCGACTCATCTTGAAAGGCTGCACCGTTCACGAACCGGGCGTCGAACCGGCAACCGCGGACGGCGAAATCGTGATCGACAAAGCAAATGTGGACTACATGCAGATTCCCTGAGAGGCGGTGTCGGTAAGTGGCTTTTGTCGCCTCGTCGGGAACCGTTCGCGGGTTGTCGCGCCCCAACATTCCAGCGCCGCAACGCATCGCGCTGTCGCCGTGGGTGTCGATGGAGTATTACGAGATTTGGCGCCGTCAGCCCGCGGTGCGGCGCGCGGTGTCGTTCCTGGCGCGCAACATCGCGCAACTCGGTCTGCACCTGTTCGAGCGCAAGGACGATGCCGACCGCAAGCGGTTGACCGACCACCCGCTCGCGCTGCTGCTGCAGCAGCCGAATCCGTGGACGACGCGGTATCGGTTCCTGAACACGTTGGTTCACGATTTCGCGATCTACGACGTCGCCTACTGGTGGAAGATCCGCACACCCGGCGGTGGCCGGCAGTTGGTCCACTTGCCGGTGCCGATGGTGACGCCGAAAGGCGACAACTGGCTCACGCCAGACGAGTTCGAGTTCCGAGGCACCAAGGGCACCCGCCGGATTCCCGCGAATCAAGTGCTGTATCTGCGCGGCTACGGCGGCCAGAACGACGCCGGCGTCTCGCCGCTGGAATCGCTGCGCCAAACGCTGCGCGAAGAGTGGACCGCCGGCGAGATGCGTGAGCAGATTATGCGCAACGGCGCTCGCGTGTCGGGCTACCTCGAACGGCCGCTCGCGGCCCCCGCGTGGTCGAAACAGGCGCGTGAGCGGTTCCGCGAGGGATGGCGGGCGCAGTACACCGGCAACGGACCCGGCGCGGGTGGCACGCCGATCCTCGAGGATGGCATGACGTTCAAGGCGGCCGCGCAGACGGCTCGCGAGTTGCAGTACATCGAGGGCCGCAAGCTGACCGATGAAGAGGTCACGCGGTCGTACTTCATCCCGCCGACGATGATCGGGTTGCTCGACAAGGCAACGTTCTCCAACATCACCGAGCAGCACAAGATGCTGTATCAGGACTGCCTCGGGCCGTGGCTGTCGATGATTCAAGACGAGATCAATCTGCAACTCGTGCCCGAGTTCGAGCCGGTCAATCCGCATCGGTTCTACGCCGAGTTCAACCTGCGCGAGAAGCTGACCGGTTCGTTCGAGGAACGCGCCGGGTCGATGCAAACCGCGATTGGCGGGCCGTGGATGACGGTCAACGAGGGCCGCGCACTGGACAATCGGCCGCCCATCGAGGGCGGCGACGAGCTGATTCGGCCGTTGAACGTCACGCAGAACGGCGACCAGAACCCGATCCCGGCCGAGCGTGGGCCGGCGACCATCGGCGGCCAGGACGACGATCCCGACGAGCCAGCCGACGACGACGGCGAGCAGGAGGATTGAAAGTGCTCACGAAGAACGCCATAACCAAGCTCAAGGTCGGCCCTGACGACGGCCTGGCTGAGGGGCAGTTCACCGCGTACGCAAGCGTGTTCGGCAACATCGACAGCTACGGCGATGTCGTGGTCAAGGGTGCGTTCGCCGACGACCTCGCCCGGTGGGAGAAGTCCGGCGATCCGATCCCGGTGCTGTTCGGGCACAACATGGCCGACCCCGACTACAACATCGGCCACGTCGTCGACGCCAAAGAGGATGACCACGGCCTGCTGGTCACGGTGCAGTTGGATCTCGAAAACCCCAAGGCCAAGCAGGTTTACCGGCTGCTCAAGGGTCGGCGCATCAATCAGATGTCGTTCGCCTACGACGTGATCGAGGGCGGCCCCGCGAGCCGCCCCAAGGCCGACAGCGACGCCGAACAGCCCGAGGCCGAGTATTTCTACGAGCTGCGCCAGCTCAAGATCTACGAGGTTTCCGTCGTCACGATTGGCGCGAATCAGGAAACCGAAATCCTTGCTGTCAAGCAGGTTCCGGCGCTCGCCGAGCGGCTGATCGCCGACGCAAAAGCCGGCCGCGTGCTGTCGGCCAAAAACGAGAGTGAGCTACGCGACGCGCACGAGGCAATCGGACGCGTTCTCGCCACCCTCGACAGCACGGATTCCGACGAGGTGAAGGCCAGCGATGACGGCCCGTCTCGCCAAGCGCCGCCGGGAGATTCGGCGGGACAGCCTCGCGAGGCTAGCCGTAAGTCGTCCGTCGACCCCTCGGCGCTGCTCAACGCGATCGAGGCGCAGCTAAGCGTCGAGTTCGCCTAAACCCCTCACACTCTAGGAGATTCACACATGAGCGCACGTTTGGCTGCCCTCAAGGAACGGGCAGACGCAACCTCGAAGAAGGCCCGCGACGCCGCGCAGGCCGCCCTCGACAACGGTCGTGAGATGACCGACGACGAAAAGGCGATCTACGACGCCGCGATGAAAGAACTCGCCGAGATCCTCGAGTCGGTCAAGGCCGTCAAGGCCGACGAGGCCGTGCTCGCCCAGGCCAAGGCGTTCTCCGACGAGGTCGGCGTGGCCGAGGACGGCGGCGACCTCAAGGCGCGGGTGAAGAGCCTCGGCCTGACCGTGGTCGAGTCGCCCGAGTTCAAGGCGATGCTCAAGCCGTTCAGCGGCGGGCAGATCCCGTCGAAGGCGCGCATTCAGTCCGACCCGATCAAGGTCAAGTCGCTGTTCACCGGCGCCAGCTCGACGAGCGCCGGCGCGTTCGTGGTCAACGACCGCACCGACATCGTGGAGATGCTCGGCCGCAAGCCGCTGACCATCCGCAACCTGGTGGCGAACCGCCGCACCACCTCGGACGCGGTCGAGTTCGTGCGCGAGACCTCGCACACCAACAACGCCGCACCCGTGGCCGAGGCCACCTCGGCGGCTGCGCCGACCGCCCCGGCCGGTGAGGATGGCGGCGAGCTGGTGCTCGCCACCGGTGGTGGCTACAAGCCCGAAGGTGCTTGGGCGTTCGAGGTCGTGACGACCAACGTCAAGACCATCGCCGAGTGGGTGCCGGTCACCCGGCGCGCGCTGGCCGACGTCGCCCAGCTCGAGGGACTCATCAACGATGAGTTGAGCAAGGACGTCGCCGAGGCCGAGGAAAACCAGATCCTCAACGGCAACGGTTCGGGCGAGAACTTCACCGGCATCAACAACACCTCGGGCGTGCAGACACAGTCCTGGTCTACGGATTTCTTCACCACGACCCGCAAGGCCATCACCAAGGCCCGCACTGTGGGCCGGGTGAATCCGACTGCGTGGGTGCTCAACCCCGAGGACGCGGAGGCCCTCGACCTGCTCAAGGACGGCGAGAACCGCTACTACTACGGCGGGCCGCAGTTCATCGGGCAGCGCACCTTGTGGGGCGTGCCGGTGGTGGAGTCCGAGTCGCAGGCGAAGGGCACCGGCCTGCTCGGCGATTTCGGCAAGGCCGTGATCTGGGACCGCGAGGACACCACGGTGACGATGACCGACAGTCACGCGGATTTCTTCGTCCGCAACCTGATCGCCATCCTCGCCGAGGAACGCCTCGCGTTCGGCGTCACCCGGCCGACCGCGTTCGTCAAGGTCACGCTGTCCTCGGGCAGCTAGTCCGCGCTCGCGGCGGTGGCCTCGGTGCCCTCGGTGCCGGGGCCACCACCGCCGGTGGATTAACTCTCATGGCCATCAACGGATTTCACACACCAGACGGCGAACAACTGCCGCCAACATCGCTCGAAGGGGGCGCAGTGAAGCTCTATAACGTGGTTATCAACGGCGTCGAGACGACGCTGCAGCTCACCGACAAGGATGCTGCTGCGCGTGGTCTGCTCGCCGCCGAGGCGCCCGCCAAGGCGCCCACAGCGGCCACCAAGGCCAAGACGCCGGCCAACAAGGCCAAGGCCGCTCCGGCCAACAAGGCGAATGGCTGACCAGACCGACATCGACGCGGCCCGCGCAGCCGTGCGCGTGTGGTGCGGATGGCACGTCACGCCCGTCAACACCGACGAGGTGCTGACGCTCGACGGCCCCGGCGGGCCGGTGCTGTTCATCCCGACCCTGGCGCTGCGCGACCTCGCCGAGGTCGACGAGGACGGCGTCGCGGTCGACGTGTCCACCCTGCGCACGACCGCCGATGGCCGGGTGCGGAAACGCGACGGCAGTTGGTGGGCAGACGCATACGGTTCGATCACGGTCAAGGTGACGCACGGGTTCGACTCGGTGCCGAATTTCGACCGGGCCGTGCAGGCGCTCGCCGGATCGTTCGCCGGCACCCGCCGCAATGACCCGACCCTGGTCGAAAAGCAGGTCGACGACGTGCGTTACCGGTGGGACGTGTCGAGCGGTGTCGTGGCGGCGATCTGCGCCAGCTACGGCCTCGACGCCTACCGGTTGGAGCGGCAGCCGTGAGCGAGTTCGGCGGGCAGACGGTCACGTTCGTGGCCTACTCGAACACCGGCACCCGCAGGCCGCTCGGCGGCTACGAGCAGGACGAGACCCTCACCGAGGTGGCCGGGTGTCGGCATCGGCCGCTGTCGGCGCGCGAAACCGCCGAGTACGACGTGAACGTCGCAACCGTGGTGTGGAAGACGACCGCGCCACCCGAGGCCGTGGTGCTCGCGGCCAAGCAGAACGGCGAGATCCGTGTCGACGGCGTCGCCTACAAGATCATCGCTGGCCCGCAGCATCACGTCGACATGGACGGACAGCCGTTCAAAGTGACCATCCTGTCGCAACGACAGACGAGCTAGGAGCTTTCAATCATGGCCCAGTACAAGGTTGTTTCGCCGTGCGCGTACACCGTCGACGGCAAGGGCGTCCACCACAAGGTGGCCGGCGCGACCGTCGACCTGGCCGACGACGTCGCCAAGCGGTTGGGTGACGCGGTCGAACGCATCGGTGGCCCTGCGCCGCGCGGACGCAAGCCGCAGGCCGCCGCCAGCGCCGATGACGACGAGTAGCCGCGACATCTTTGCCGAGATCGAGCAGAAGATCCGGCGCGATGCCGAGGTGAAACTCAAGACGAAAGAGGCCGCCGAGCAGATCCGCGACGAGGTGCGCGCCGAGACCCCGGTGCGCACGGGTAGAGCTGCGGCCTCGGTGCATGTCGAGAAACGCAAGCCGCGCAACGGGTTGCCGCACTGGTGGGTCGGTTCCCGGCTCTGGTACTTCCATTTCATCGAGGACGGTACCGGGCCGGACGCACCCGGGTCCAACGCGCCGTTCGGGCCGAACACGCCCACACCGGAGTTCGCGCCGTTCGGCAAGGTGGCGCACCGGCACGGTGGCACGGTCGACGGCGTGGAGGTGGATGGATGACGGCGCACACCGAGACACCCGACGACGTCGAAGAGGCACTCGTCGCCTACCTCGGCGACCTGCGCGACACCGCGATCACGCGAGTTCCCGGCGACCCGCTGCCGTTCACCCTGGTCCGCCACATCGGCGGCGACGAGAATCCCGACCTCGGGTTCGCCGACCCGCTCGTGTCGATCCGCACCCTATGCGACAAGTCGGCCGGCGAAGAGGCCGCCCGCGACGCCGCCGACGAAACCCACTCGTGGATGCTGCATCTCGCGCACCACCAGGACGACATCGTTATCAGCGGCGGCCGGATCGTGAATTTCGACTACGTGACCGTGGTCGAGTCGCCGCGCTGGTCGAAGTTCGACGACGACCAGGTGCTCTGCAAGATCGCCCGATACGGAATCGGGCTGTCCTACACCCGCAAATAGTCAGCCGAACATTTCCCCGTCGCGGTCGCCGAGGGCCGCGGCGCGCGGCCGCGTGCGCCGCATTCCCGCCGGAATCCTTTCCGGCAGTCCAGTATCCGCGAAAGGAACAACACTCATGGCACAACCGAACACCGGTGTCAGCTTCAAGGCGTCCGGCCTCGGGATCTTTGACACCCTGCGGATTCGCCGCGGCGGCAAGTGGAATCTGCTTGTCCGCGACTACAAGGGATCGGCCACCAACATCAGCCCTAGCGGCGATTTCGGTGCGCCGATGGCCCTCGACGGCAACTGGCGCAACGACCTGCTCGCCGTCAAGAAGAACGCCAGGGGCCAGTGGGTTTACAACAACCAACCAAACCTCGGGTTCCACCTGCTCGGCGCCGCGAACCCCGACGGGTTCGCCCAGGAACACGACATCAACGTCGATGAGCTGGAGATCCTGCAGTCCATCGACCCGGCGCGCGTGGACCTCACGAGCCGCGCGAAGCGCATCGTGTTCACCGGGTACGAGAACAAGCCGCTGCTGCATCGGCTCATCAACGACCTGCCGCTCGACAACATCCTCGACCTCGGTTCGGGCACCTATTTCTCGGGTGAGTCGGCCGAGATCGACTTCGTCGAACGGCAGATGATCCTGATTCACGAGGACAAGGCCGGCGGCAAGCCCGAGCGCGTCGCGTTCCCGGTGCCTCGCTGCGTGCGTACCGGCATCGGCAACCTGACCGGCACCAAGACCGACCCGCTCTCGGCGCAGCTCACGTTCGCTCGGATTCTCGACCCGTGGTTCGTCGACGGCGACGGCGCACCGCTGATCGGTGGTGTGTGGGTGTCCGGTGAGGGTTGGGACGAAAGCGTTGTGCCCGGGCTGACGTTCGTGCCGCCCGCACCGGTGGCGACGCCGACCGGCGCGACCGCGGCCACGATCACGTTCGCCGAGGTGCTCGGCGGTGTGTCGCCGTACACCTACACCGTCGAGAAGTCGGCCAACGCGGACATGTCCTCGTCGTCTGCGGCGACGGTCGGCAGCACCGACGTCACCGATGGCGTCGTGACGCTGACGCTGTCCGGCCTGACCGCGTCGAGCACGTCGTACTTCCGGGTCAAGGTGACCGACGCGGACGGCGACGTCGCGCTGTCGATGGTGACCAACGCGGCCACGCAGCCGGCGTCCTAACAAGTCTCCCCGGCGGGCGTTTTCGGCTGGCGCCCGCCGGGGCCACCACCTCACAGCCGAGCCAGCCGAAACCCCAACAGCCGAAAGGACAGTCGAACCATGACCGATACCGACAAGGCCACCGCCGAGGCCCAGGAACAGGCCGACACCTACGACAGCTTCGCCCGCTCGGGCAAGATCACGGCGCTCAACGGCGCCACGTTCACGGTGCGAAACCCGCTGTTCTTCAACGCCGATCAGCTCACCGCGTACAACCGGCTGCACCACCGGATGAACCAGTGCGACCGGTGGCCCGACGTCGAGAAGCCCGAGCAGCGGATGAAAAGCCGCCAGCCGGACGGCACCGAGGTCGAGACGTTCGTCGGTGCTCACACCGTGCGCGGCGACTACATCGAGCCGTACCAGGAGAACGGCGTTCTGGTCGAACCGCCCTACGAGGTGCAGGTGTGCCAGATCGTGATGGGCGACGAGGAATACGAGAAGTTCGCCGCGGCCGGTGGCAGCCCGCGCGAGGTCGTCGAACTCGTCAAGGGACTGCGTAGCGGCGTGGTGAAGCGGGCCGATGCCGACTCGAAAAGTGATGCAGGCGTTCGCGTTCTGGAGGATGGCACCGCGGCAGATCGCGAGTGATCTGCGCCGGTTCTTCCCGGGTTGCCATATTCGGGACTGGCACCAAGGCCGCATGAGCAGCTACGAACTGCTCGAACTGTTCGGCGTCACCGTCGCCGAGGACGAGGAATCCGAAACGCGCACCATCGTGGTCGAGTGGCCGCCCGAGTTCGGCGCGGTGGCCGCGGTGGTGCGCGACGGCGACCGGCCCGAGTGGCAGAAGATGCTCGCCCAGGTCGCGAACATCTCGGCGCTATTCCGTTCCGCGCATCTGCCCAAGGCCGACACCGAGGCTTACGGCGAACAGTTGTTCTTCCCGATCAGCAAGACGCGCGAGTTCATCGAGACACAGCAGGCCGTCGCCGATGGCGAGCTGTTCTCGTTCGTCTCCGACTAGGAGGTGTTGAGCCATCGCTATCCATCTGGACATCTATACCCGACTGCGCGACAACGATATTCGGCGTGACGCCGACCGGCTGCATCGCGAGTACGACCGCGCAGGGCGCTCGGCGGGTGCGGCGTTCGGTGACCAATTCGCGGCGGGTGCTCGGCGCTCGACGCCGGCGGTCACCCGCGCGATGTCGCAGGTGGAGCGCGCGACCGACAAGGTGGCGGCTGCGCTCGGCCGGGTGAACGTCGAGCAGGCCAAGTACGACGACCTGGTGCGGTCGGGTTCGGCGAGCCGAACGCAACTCATCACGCAGTACGAGCGGCTCACGACGGCGCAGCGTCGCCACCACTCGACGATTCGGGATGCTGTTCGCGCGCACCGTGATTTGTCGGCGGCGACCGCGGCGGCTGCCTCGCCGATTGGCCGGATGCTCGGCGCTGTTGGGCAACTCGGCGGTACGGCGGCTGGCAGTGCGGCGAGTGTCGCCCGTCTCGGCGGCGCTATCGGTGGCCTCGCGACCGCTGCCTCGGTCACGGTCGTAGTCGCCGCGGCGGCCGAGATGCTGTTCGATGTGGGCCGCGCTGCGGTCACCGCGACGCAATCGCTGTGGCTGTTGCCCTCGGCGCTCGCCGCCGCCGGTACCGGGTTCGCCGCGCTCAAGATCGGGTTCCTCGGGTTCGCCGACGCCGTCAAAGAGGTTCGCGACCCCGAGAAGTTCGCCGAGGCACTGCAATCGCTGTCGCCGAACGCGCAGCAGGCGGCGCTGTCGATCCGCGAGTTGATGCCCGCGTTCGACGGATTGAAGAACAGCGTGCAGGACTCGCTGTTCGCCGGTGTGGCGCCGCAGATCGAGGCGCTCACGCAGCAGTACCTACCGACGCTCGAGGCGATGCTGTCCAGCGTCGCCGGGGCGTTCAACACGATGTTCAGCGACGCGGTCGGTGTGCTGCAGGCGAATCCCGATCTCATCGGGAACATCTCGACCAACGTTCAGGCCGCGTTCCGTAACCTCGCGCAGGCCGCCGGCCCGCTCACCGAGGCCCTAACCCGGTTGGTGAGCGTCGGGTCGGATTTCCTGCCAGGGTTGGCCGACGCCGCGGCGAACGCGGCCACCGAGTTCGCGAACTTCGTGGCCCAGGCCGCCGCGACCGGCGATCTGCAGCGGTGGATTCAGGACGGCATCACCGCAGCAAAGGAACTCGGCGGCGCGATCTGGGATATCGGCAAGATCATCTACGACACGTTCGGGTCGGCCAAACCTGAAGAGTTCCGGCAATCACTGAACAGCATCGTCAACGCGATTGATTTCATCGGCGATGCCATCACCGGGCTGCAAACGGTGTGGAACGGGTTCGCCACGGCCGCCGAGTGGGCGATCAACCGCGTCATCGACGCCGCCAACACGTTGTTGACCCCGCTGCGGGCTGCTGCGGGCATTCTCAGCATGTTGCCGGGTGTCGAGATGCCTACGGCGATCCCGTATGTCAACGCGCCGGTGGCGGGCACCCCGGTTCCTGCGGCGGGTGCCGCGGGCGGCATCGGCGGCGCGGCTGCCCTCGGCGGCCGCGCGGGCACCGGCGGGCTGGCCGGGTTGGCCGGCCCGACCGGGTGGTCCCCGCGCCCGGTGCCCGCGCCGCCGCCGGACAGCAGCCGTGGCAGCGGGCCGCGGTTGCCCGATGCGCCGGTGGTGCCGTACGACTCGACGCTGCCACCCGGGTTCGAGGGCATGGCGCAAAACGCGGCCGGTTTCTCGGCGCTGTCGAGCTACTTGGACGCCCGCCACGACCTGGCCGAAAAACAGGCCCGGTTGGAGCAACTCGAACGCGACAACAACGCCACGGCCGATGACCGGTTGAAGGCCCGCAACGACGTCATCGAGGCCGAGCAAGATCTGCAGGCCGCCGAGTTGCGGCTGTACGAGGCCCGCGACAACGCCTACGAGCAGATGGTGAAGTCGGGCAACCGCTACGCCGCGCAGCTCGGCGACATCGGCGCGCAACTCGACCAGGATTTCGGGATCAGCAAGGGACTGGCCGGGATCGCCGAGAACATCACCAAGTTCGTTGCGAACCTCGCCGCCGCGCCGCTGCTCGGCCAACTCGGCGCGATCAGCCAGGCGTCGCCGTCGCAGGGCGGCCACGGCCTCATGGGAATCCTCGGCGCGCAGGGCGCGTTCGGCCCGCAGTTCACCGGCCTCGCCCAACAGCAAGGCTACGGTTACGCCGCGTCGGCCCTCGGGCCATCGGCGCTGCGGCCCGGTGCCGGGTACCTCGGTGACGCGGCGCTGCTGGCGAACGTGCCCGCAGGCACCTACTCGCAGACCGGCATCGCTGACCTGACCCGCGGCATCGGTGACTGCTCAAGCGCGGTCGAGGATCTCGTCAACCTGCTCGACGGGCGGCCGACCGGCGGCCGGTCGATGTCGACCGGGAACGCCGCCGAGTGGCTGACCTCGCGCGGGTTCCTGCCCGGCACGGGTGGCCCCGGCGATTTCCGCGTCGCGTTCAACAGCAGCCACATGCAGGCCACGCTGCCCGGTGGCACCCCGTTCAACTGGGGCAGCCAGGCCGCGGCGGCCCGCCGAGGGATCGGCGGCACCGGCGCAGACGACCCGGCGCTGACGCAGCACTACTACCGGCCCGTCGTCTCGCCCGGTGCGGCGGGTGTCATGCCGGACAGCCTGCTCTACTCGCCGGCCAACACGAACCCCGCGCTGACGAACCCCGCCGCGTCGATGGCGGGTGTGTCGGCCGCGCCGTTCACGCCCGGGCAGTACGGCGGCGTGGCCCCGACATCGGGGCCGGGTGGCGGTGGCATCGGCCTCACCGGCGGCGGCGCAATCGGCCTCGCGATGGAGGCCGGCGGCGCTGCGCTCAACGGCCTGGCGCCCGGTGCGGGCCAGGCCGCGCAGACCGGCATCAAAGAGATCAGCCGATTGATCGAGTTCGGTTCTCAGGCAGTCGGTATCGGCGTCAACGGCGCCATCGAGACGCTGGTGCCGTTCGGCGGGTCGGAGATGGCCGCGAACAACTGGATCACCCGCATCGCGGGCGCGTTCGCCGGCGCCGCACCGGCATTGCCGAACCTCGCCGGCGATCAGGCAGGCCCGAGCGCCGAGCAGGTCGCCGGTGCCGACCCGAACGCCACACAGCACGGCCAGGCCGCGGCGCAGCCACCCGGCCCGGTGAACATCACGGTCAACAACCAGCGCGCCACCGAGGACGGCACGGGCCGCGACATCGCGTGGCACATGCAGCAGGCCAACATGACGCCAGGGAGGGGATGAGATGGCGACCAAGCGTTACCCGGCCGGACAGATCACCCCTCACGGCTGGTATCACGTCACGAAGGGCACCCGCCCGATGATGTGGCTCGAATCGTGGGACAAGACAGCACGATTCGACCTGCTCGGTGGTTTGGCCGCGCCGTTCCACGACCCGACCGAACCGGAGTGCGTGGAGCTTGTGAGCCTCAAGGGTCTGATCGCGCCGTGGAAGCACATTCAGCAGAAGGGCGCGACGCAGGACGGCATCACACATGTCGATGCGCTGCTCGATCCCAACGAAATCGAGATGGTCGTCAACTGTGTTGGGCGCACGCCGAATCACGCCGTCGAGGTGGCCCGCGATCTCATCGCGTCCATTGATGCCATCAACACCGCCACGGTCAATTTCCTGACGCCCGACCTCGGGCATTGGTGGTCGGATATTCGGTGGCTCAACGGCGCACCAACCGATCCGGTCAACATCGTGTCGCAGGGCAAACCGTTGTCGCTGCGGCTGCAAGGCGATGCCGGCTTGTGGCGGTCGTACGACCACGTGTCAACGTTCACGTTCTCGTACGAGGACATGACCGACACATTCACCGCGGATAACCGATCCACCCAGGATCTCGGTGACATTCCGCAGTATTACACCGGCAGCGGCGGCGGCTACTGCACGTCGAACGGCGACCGCATGATCTGGGTCGACGACCCCGACGACCCGTTCGGCACGCACTCACGGCGCGTCATCAACGGCCCGTGGCCGGATTTCGAGACCGCCACCGACAACCAGGTCATCTCGCAGGTTCACGGCACCGTTCAAGAGTGGTCGACGCCGAAAACGTCGTGCAACATTCTCGGCGGCCGGATGGGGCGCGACGAAGACGGCGCGTGGGATGGGTCCGGTGTGTTCGTCGAGTACGGCATCGGCTATATCCGGCTGTTCTACACAGTGGATTTCGAGGAAACCACCCTGCGCACCGAGCATCTGCCGATACTCATCGCCCCGGCCCCGGGCGAAAAGTTCACCCTGGTATGCGGATACGACGGCGACCCGCGCATGTTCAAGGTGCTACGCAACGGCAACGTGATCCTGTCGCACAAAGAAACGGGCACCGGGTCGCCGCTCGGCCCAAACAACCGCGGCGTCGGTAACGGAATGTTCGCCGCCGCAGCTCTGCTCACGCAGGCCACCCCGGCGGCCATCCGCAAGATCTCGGCCGGCGACAACGCCTCGGTGACGCAGTCGGGATGGCTCGACATGGTCAACATCGGCGACCAGAAGATGTACTACGACTACACCGTGTTCGGGCCGGGAACGTTCCGGCTCTACGACGGCCCCGGCAGTAACGAGTACGTCGAGTTTGGGCCGATCCTGCGGAACCAGATCGTGTTTCTGCGCACCGATCCACGCGTGAACACCACCCTCGTGCAGGATCTCACGGTCACGCCGCCCTCGCCGCAGGACTTGAACATCTTCCAAGAGGCTGTTGCGAAGCTGCTCAAGGCAACCGGTGTGAACGGCACCGCGATGGAAAACCAGATCAAGTCGCTGTTCGGTATCCGCACCGCGCAGGGCAATCTCTACAAGTACCTCAAGGGCCGGTTCTCCGAGCGGGCCGCGATCCCGCCGAAACCCGCCGGCCAGCCGGCACCGACATATCACGTCAAGGTCGAGATCGTCGGCGGCGACGCTGATTCCAAGATCATCGCCGCTGGCACACCACTGCGGAGGTATCCGCTCTGATGGTCGTCGAGCAATCCGACCTCGATGTGTGGCGTGCCGCGGTCCAGTCCGGCAACCCGTACCGCATGGCGACGACCGCGCGGTGGCTGACCGAGAAGAAATCGAAGGTCGACACCGAGTTTCGGTTCACGGTGTGCGACAAGATGTGGCAGCCCATCGGCTACGTCGGCAACGACCTGATGGAAGGCTCGGGCGCGAGTCCGGTGAACGACACCCCGACCGGGCGCCTGGTGCTCAAGGGCAACAGCCCGTTGATCCCGATGTTCATGGACTGCCGCAACACCCTTGTCGGTGTCATCGTGGAAACCGCGGGTATCCGTGAGGCGTTCTACACCAAGGTTCACCGCTACCGGTACGAGAACAGCGAGTGGACGGGCACCGTTGAACTACGCGGCATTTGGGACATCCTGAACTACTACGTCATCTGGCCGTCGTGGTGGTTACCGATTCAGGCGCAGCCGATCTCACACGCGGTGTTCATGTGGGCGTTGCAGACCGTGCTCGAGAACATGGTCGCCGAGTGCGCGATCCGATTGCAGTCGGGCTGGCTCGAGTTCATCAACAACGGCCTGTCGTTGAACCCGCAACTCAAGGCGTGGCTCGGCACCGTGCTGCAGGCACTCAAACGTGACGGCCTGAGTATCGACACGTTCACGCGCATGTTGCGCACCCCGATGTACGTCAAGCGGACGAACCCGTTCCTCGACACCAGTCCGATGGCCGCCGAAACGGTGCGCATGGAAACCGTTGGGCAAGTCATCAAGAGGATCACTCGGCCGTACGGTGTGACCGGCAGCGTCGACCTATTCCTGCCTGGTGATCCGCAGCCCGACCAGTGGGTGACCCTCGACCAACCGACCTACGTGTTCTCCACGCGCGACGGGTCGCAGATCGAGGGTCCGACGAAAACTGTTGCCGATTCGGTCATCCGACAAGTGGTCGACCTCGGCGGCGCGCTCGGCAGCATCTTCAAACCGGTCATCAAGCAGGTGCCCGGCATGGAGGGCGTGTTCTACGCGCCGAAGCTCGGCGTGGATTTCGAGCAGCCGTACGCCTACGTGGTGGCACCCGAACCGGGTGAGGACTCGTCGATCATCTCGTGCGAGATCGCCGACCACACGCCCGAGGGCTGGCAGCACATCATCGGCGGGCGCAGCCCAAAGTGGTTGAACGACTTGCTCAATGCGACGTTCGCATGGGCCATCGACAGCCTGATGATCGCGGTCGGATTCACCGGCATTCCGAGCGATCTGCTGTCGGGTTTCCTCAACAATGCGTTCCTGGCGTTCCAGCTCGTGCAGCACTACGAGCGACGCGACGAGGTCGGCCCCTACCACCCGGCCATCGAGCGTATGCACCCGACCGCGTCGGCGCCGTACAACGTCGAGACGATGTTCGCGTTCATCAACGCGCTGTTCGACTCGCAGGGCCACACCACCGCGCAAGTCACATTCCGTAACGGCGACCAATACGCGCTCGGCCGCGACATTTTCAAGGGCAGCCTCATGAGCCTGGTCTATCTCGCCAGGACTCGGATGGTGACCGACTACGTCACCAACTACATGTGGCGCATCACGCCCGACGAGCGCACGGTCACCGTGCAAATCGGCGACGGCCGCCGGCACGAACCACCGCTCGCCAAGATCCAACGGTTCATCACCGAGGCGTTCGAGGCGATCAACGCACTCACACTGGCCCCACAATCCTGATGGGAGACAACACTTATGGCATGGCCCATCGTTGACTACAACGGCGCCCCGCACTACCACGGGCAGGGCGATTTCTTCATCCCAGTCGACCCGTCCACCGGAATGGCGGTCATCATGCTGCGCCAGGACGGCGGCATCGCCTCGGGCATCGTCGGCGTCGAGAAAGGCGACCCCGGTGTGCCGCCGAATTTCGACCCCGACATTCCGGTCACCGAGCTGGCGCACGACGACCCGACCCCAGCGTCGGGCACGTGGACGCAGATTTCGCCGCCGAGCGGTGACGACCCCGGCGTATGGCAGATGAGTCTCTCGCTGCACGGCCCCGCGCCGGCCGAGGCCGGCGGCGGCAGCATTCCGACGCCGGCCGATTTCGGCGGTGGCACCGCGGGCCAGGTGCTCGCGGTCAACAGCGACGCAGACGAGTTCGAGATCGTCGACCAGAAGATTCCCGAGGTGTTCTACCCGGGCGAGATCGACAATGTCGGGTCGGGCAACGTGAACGCGACGCTGTGCCCGATCTCGATTCCTGCTCGGCCGTGGGCGCGGCGCGTGCGGGCACAGGGCTACACCGTGGTGACCGGTGAGGCCGCCGATGTGCGCGTCGACCTTGTGGCGCGGCTCAAGAACGAATCGGGCGGCAACATTGTTGGTCACTGCATCGGCATTGCCGCCACCGAGCGGCTGATGTTCGCACCCGGCAAGCCGATCAACCCGGGCACCGTGTCGGACTCTTACGACATCCTCGCTGCGGGCGAGAGCGCCACTCTGTACGTGCGGCTCGAACGTAAGGCCGGTTCCTCGACCTACACCGCGTCGGCGTCGGCGTCGATGTTCTCCGCTGAGGTGTGGCCGCTCTGATGTCCATCGAGATGCCTGATTGGGCGTCGAACATTCCCTCGGCGCCCATCCACCAGACGCGGCCAGGTTCGGAGATCACGCGCCCGTTCACCGCTCAGCAGCTGCACGAACTCGGCGGGCAGTTGGTCGAGCAGTTCCTCAAGCAGGTGGTGCTCGCGTTGGCCGGCATATTCGTTCCAGGCAAGCTCGGCTCGGCGTTCGACCAATTGCGCGACTGGGCCGACAACCTCGGTGACGAGATCACCGACCAGATCCGCGACAACGCCGGTATCGACCTGTCATCGTGGGAGGCGTTTCTGGCGTCGCTCGATGACGGCAAGGGCATCGACCTGCCGTTCATCACCGCGTTCATCGCTGGGGCGCAGCAGTTTTTCGACGGCATCGACTTCACCGCGCCGGATTTCGATCCGCAGGACGCGGCGCGCGAGTTTGTGCGCACGGTCGTGCAGCCGTTCCTCAACATCGTGTCGCGCATCGTTCCGGCGCTGCTCGGGCCGCTGCCGATCGGGTTGCTGACCGACGAGAAACTCACGCTGCTGTACGAGGGCGGGTTCGACGACCCGGTGACCATCGTTGAGGGTTCGGGGTGGACTCATGACGCGACCGATGGCGCACCGGGCAGCACACCGCTCGGCTGCGCCGTGGTCGACTGCGATGGCCAGTGGCACGTTATGAGCACCGAGCCGCAGCCCGTCGCGCCCGGGTGGGTGCTCAAGGCCGGGGCGCAGGTGAAATACCAATCGGTGGTCGCTGCGGCGGGCTCGAACGCTGTTCGTATCGAGCTGGTGCCGTACAACGGCGACACACCCGGCACGGCGGTGTGGCTGGCGAGCGACGAGTCGCCCTCGGGCACACATGATTGGGATGACCTCAACGCATGGGGCACGTACACCGTGCCGGCGTCCGGCGTTACTCACGTGGCCGTGCAGGCGGTCGTGTCCGATGCGGCGACCGGCGGCCGGGTCAAGGCCGATAACGTGTATTTGCAGGCGACGCAGAAGATTCCGCAGGGGTTCACCAAAGACCTGCCCGAGGACCTGGCGTCGCTGCTGAATTTCGTTCGCACGTGGGTCGAATCAGCGTTGTCGGCGTTAGGCATCACCCCGTCGGGCAACCTGCTCGACGATATCTTCGACCTATCCGACGAGATCGAGTGGATTCGCGATCGCGCGCAGGAGGGTGCGCAGGACGCTGCCGAAGCGTTGACGAACCTCGCGACGTTGGCGAACAACCTGCTGCACAATCCCGGCGCGGTGCTGGGCCAGATCGGCCAGGACCTGGTGGAAAACCTCGAGGACGACCTCGCCGACGCCGGTGACGCCATCGCGGATGTGTTCGATGACATCCGCGACACGTGGCGCGACATCTTCAACGCCATAACCGGCCGCAACGAGACCACATCAAGCCGCGATGAAGCCGCGGCTCAGGTCGCCGAGCTCGCAGCCACCACGGCGGCCAACGCGGCTCTTCTGGCTCAGCTCCAAGCCATCGCTGACGGTGACGGGAGCGGTGGTGTCTCCGGTAGCGATGACTTCGAGCGCGTGAACACGACCGGTATCGGCCCAGGTTGGGATGAGTCGTATTCGGTCAGCACGGCGACGGGCGGCATGTACCAGATTGCCGACGGTCACCAGGCCGAGCTGGTGCCGGTTGGGTCGAGCACCCAGAGTGGTCTGTTCCTACGGTCGCTCGATCAGCCGGATGCCAAGACTGAAACCAACTTTCAGAAGGTCACCCTGGTCCTGGGGACCAAGGTGGCAGGCGCTAATGCCATCGACCGGATCTATGGTCGTGTCAGCGACGATGGAACGCAGTATGTGTTTGCCGAGCTGGGGCAGGGGCTGTCATTTCCGACGCGAATTCGTCTGGGGTACAACATCGGCGCAGGTGAGGTCATCACCTACAGCGGTGAGCTGAACGCTGCGCGGTCACCTGGTCAGATTTGGTCGCTGCTGTGTGGGACCGGTGCCAACGCGCGGGTGTTCGGTCTGGCGTTGGGTGGCTCAACCATTGCCGGATGGACCGACTCAGGCAACGTCAGCGGAATGGGTGCCGGGTTCCGGCGCTGGGGGTGGGGCGGCGCGTCGGCCACCTTCGTCGGCGCTCTCAAGCTGCCGTCATCCATCACCCGTGTCACAATCGCCGACAATACCCCAGTCCCCGTGCTGGGCACGACGTTCCGCGCCTACCGGGCCAACACCACAGCGGTGACGTTCTCGCTCGACAACGCTTCGGGACGGCTGGAGAACGTGTTCGACACCCTGGAGTACATCTCCTCTGACCTGGTGTGGAACCCGGCCACCGCCACGATCACCGTCACCAAGACGGGGACCTATCTGGTGTCGGCGCGACTCGCGGCCAACGCTGACATCACGACCAGCAGCATCTTGGCCCTGGAGCTGTTCGTCAACGGGGCGCGAAGGACGCGCACCGGCGACAAGCTTGTTGCCGCATCAGGTATCGGGTCCGGGTCCGGTAACGACCGCGAGGTCGCTGGCGCGGCTCCGGTCTACCTGCAAGCCGGGGATCAGTTGTCGCTGTGGCTGTACCTGTTCAACCGGTCTGGCGGGGCCACAGTCAACTTCCCGGTGACCGGCGATGCCGGCGGCATCAATACCTGGTTCACCATGACCAAGGTGGCCTGACATGCCGTGGTCATACCCCCCGACTATCCAGGAGCTGGCCCACGAGCCGGCGTGGTTCCCGACACCACCAACGCCCGATCCTCTTGAGCACCGACCCGCGTGGTTCCCGTGGTACCGGTTCACCGCGACCGACTCCGGCGTCGGCGAAGACAGCGCGTTGGTCGTGCCGCGCCTGCTTGCGGCCGACCGCGGCCTCGGCGTCGATGCTGCGTCGCTGACGCGCGTCGGCACGTTCGGCGTCGACGCTGGCCTCGGTGCTGACTCGGCGGACATGGCGCCCGAGCTGCTCGTGCTCGACTCGGGTATCGGCGTCGACGAGGCGGGGCGCATCGGCCTGCATGGCGTCGACGGCGGTCTCGGCGCCGACAGCGTAGTTGCGATGAAACCTGGCTTTGCGGCGGTTGATTCGGCGGTCGGCGCGGACATGCTGACGTACCTCAAACCGGGTGTCACCGCTGTCGACGCCGGTCTTGGCGCGGACGCGGGAACCATCGCATTCACTCCAATGTCGCCGGTCGCGACCAGCTACACGACTGCTGGCACGTTCACCTACACGATCCCGGCGTGGTGCCGCTACATCGACATCGTGCTCTGCGGTGCGGGCGCTGGCGGTTCCGGCGGTGCTGGCGGGTTCGGTGTCGGCTCGGGCGGCAACGGCGGCGCATGGGCTTCTGTGACCATCGAGCGTGGTGTGCATATCCCCTGGACTGCAACGACGATCACCATCGTCGTCGGTGCTGGTGGAGGCGGCGGCTCGGGCGGTGTGCTCGGCGCCGATGGGTCGCCAGGCCAGCAGTCGACGGCTTCTGTGTCTGGCTGGAGCCTGGCCGCTGCAGGTGGCACCACCGGCGGGTTCGGGGCTGGGCAGGGCGGCAAGTCACCCGGAAATCACAGCTTCAACGGCTCGACGTACATCGGTGGTAGCGGCGACAGTACCCCACCCGGTTCAGGCGGGCGCGGCGGTAACGGCGGCTTGTTCTCTGGGTCAAACGGTTCGACCGGCGCCCCCGGTGGCGCTTGGGCGCGTGCCTATCAGTAAGAGGAGAAAAAGAAGTGGAGCTGCTGTTCGTTCCCTGCCCATTATGCGGATTTGATGTGGCGGTTCCGCTACTCAGCGAGGGCGACCATATGCGCGCCCCAGATCTGTTGCCCAACATGAACTCTCACGTCATCTCGGTCCACGAGATGGACGTGAGCGGGATGTAACGAAGAGAGGGTTTCAATGGCCACGTATGAAGCTGCCCACCGGCGGGCCTGCGCCGCGGCGATCTGCGCGCTCGGCAACCGAATTGGTCTCTACGCCGGATCAACCCGCGTCGGCACCGTCTACGGCGACACCACATGGGGCACACCGGTCGACATCACCGAGGGCGGTGTCGACAAGGCGCAGGTGACCGGATCGACCGTGACCATCACGATCCCAGGCGGCACCGTCTCGAACGGCACCGTCATCAACGGCTACGGCATCTTCAACGGATCGACGTTGCTACGCCGCGAAAGCCTACCCGCGAGCATCACCGTCAACGACGGGTCGCAGACGTTGAACGTCGACGTGACACCACGATTCAAGTATCGCGGCGAATGATGGACCGCTACACAGTGTTCGGCATCGAAAAACCGTTCCCCTGGGCAGGTCTCGGTATCGGACTGCTCGGCGGCCTGGTGATCACCGGTCTGCTCTCGTGGGCGTTCGCCACCGGCAGCGTGGCGCTCGTCGAAAAACTCATCGACGACCGTCCCGACTTCTGACCTCCTGATTCCATCGACCCCGCCACCACGAGGTGCGCGGGGTTTTTCTCTGCCCGAAAGGACAAGCCCGTGGCTGAAAAGCTGCTGCCGTACGACCGCAGCATCGTCCCGCAGGAAACCGGCTACTGGTGCGGCCCCGCGGCGACGCAAGTGGTGCTGAACTCGCGCGGCATCATCAAGGCCGAATCCGACCTCGCGCGCCAGATCGGCACCACCACCCGCGGCACCGACTACGTGGGCCTCATCGAGCGGGTACTCGATGCGATCGTGCCCGACGCCCGCTACACCTCGGTATACATCGAGAACGACCCGCCGACCTCGGCGCAGAAAGAAACCCTGTGGCGCAACCTCGTTGCGTCGATCAACGCCGGGTACGGCGTCGTCATGAACTGGGTTGCGCCGCCGAGCAACAAGCCGCGCGGCGTCAAAGGCAGTGTGTCGCCGTCCTACTCGGGCGGCACCACCTACCACTACGTGGCGGCGATGGGCTACGACGACAACCCGGCCGCCCGGGCGGTGTGGATCGCCGACAGCGGATTCCGGCCGTACGGGTATTGGGTGAGTTTCGATCAGTGCGCCACCCTGATCCCACCGAAAGGCTACTGCTACGCCGCCGCCGCGCCGGTCGCCCCCGCGGCACCCGCGCCCGCCACGCAGTTGAGCACCAAGGACCAACACGCGCTGACCATCATGCGCAAGGGCCAAGAGATGGGTGTCACGCCGCGCGGCATCAAGATTGCGCTCGCCGTCGCGCTGGTCGAGTCGAACATCACCGTCTACGCGAACCCGAAAGTTCCCGAGTCGATGGTGATCCCGCACGAGGCGGTCGGCACCGACGGCAAGTCGGTCGGCATCTTCCAGCAGCAGGTGGTGTGGGGCAACGGTGCCTGGTGGTGGGCCGACGCCGCGACGTGCATGGACCCGGCCAGCTCGGCCGCGCTGTTTTACGACCGGCTGCTCAAGCTCGACTACAACAACACCTCACGCTCGCCCGGCTACTACGCCCAGACCGTGCAGCAGTCGGCGTACCCGACCCGCTACGACGAGCGGTTCGCCGAGGCCGAGCAGCTCTATGACCGACTCATCTCCCAAGTCACCCCCGCTGATCCGATCGAGGAGTTACTGATGTCCAACCTGCGAGTCCCGTCACTGTCTATCTACGCCACCCCGGGCGAACCGGACGTGCCGATCGTCGACATGATCCGCGCGCTCGACGCGCACGGCGACCACGAAAGCTACGTCGAGCGCCAAGCGCTGCTTGGCGACACCGACGCCATCGCCCGCATCGTGCGCACCGCTGCCGGTAAGGGCAAGTACGGCAACGCACCCGGCCCGGTCAACCAGGCCAAGGCCGCGCTCAAGCAGATCGAGGCCGTCAACCCGGCGGCGCTTCAGCAGTTCCTCGCCAACCAGAAAGGCAGCGTTGCATGAACTCGAAGATCGCGCAGACCATCTACGTCGCCGGCAGCGTCGTCACCGGCATCGTCGGCATTGCCCTGATCTGGGGCGGCATCGACGCCGGCACCGCCGACAGCATCAACCAGATCATCGGCGGCATAGGCGTTCTGCTCGGCGGCAGCGGCGCCTCGACCACCGCGGCGGTACGCATCACGAAGCAGGTCAAGGGCGGCCTGTTCGATAAGGCTGCGCCCGCCGACGCCGCGATCACGGCCATCGAGCAGACGGTGCAGGCCGCTACCGATGCCAGCGCCGAGGTGGAGCGCGTCAAGCAGGTTGCGTCCGATGCGCTCGGCGCAGTGGTCGACTCGGCGCAGTCCAACCTTGGCCCGCTGGCGCAGCAGGCCGTCGAGCGTGTGCGGCTGCTCGGATGATCGATGCGCTACGGGCGGCCGCCGAGGTCTACAACCCCGACGACACCATCGACCTTCTCGGCCTGTTCATCATCGGCCTGCCCGGGTCGTTGCCCGCGATCGCCGCGTTGTGGGTCACCGTTCGCGGGCAACGCAAGGGGCGCGAACGGGCGCGACGGCTCGACGCCAAAACCGAAGAGATCCACGAGCACGTCGTGAACACACACGACACCAACATGCGCGCGGACCTCGACGCGCTGCGCGACCTGGTCGCGAACGGGTTCAAGCGGATCGAGCGCGATATCGGCGGCATCCGCGAGGAACTCCGCACCGAGCGCAAGGAACGCATCGCCGGGGACGAACGGAACTGCACCTGCTGCCGGTAACCTCGCGGGTGACTGGCAACTGACAAAAGCCGCCCCCAGCTGGATTCCAGCTGGGGGCGGCTTTTGTCGTTCGTTACTGCTTGACGAGCTGCGAGATGCGACCGGGCGTCACGTCGAGCGCACCGGCAGCGTCACGTACCGACCAGCCGTCGGCGATGAGCTTCTTAGCCACCGCGGCGGTTTGCCGCACCACCTGGCACTCTTTGTCGCGCAGGGCAACCCGCTGCCGTGCCACCTCAAACGCGTCGATGATGAGCTGGTTCGTCGACTTCGGATCGAGCTGGAACTCGATGCCGACGTCGGCGTCGTCGTCGAGGTCGGCCGACAAGATGACCGCGTCGGTGAGTTCCTCGCGCAGGCGTGAGAGTGTGCGTGCGTATGCGTGAGCACCGGGCAGCCCGGGCACCTCGGCTAGCCACATGTCACCCTCACGGGTGACGGTCGCGGTGTAGTTCATCCGAGTAACCACCCTCCCCTTCTAGTGCGCACTGCCCTGATGTGACCGCGATACGCTCAACGCGCGCCGCCCCCCGCATACTCTCCAGCGGGGGGCGGTTTCGTGCGTTTAGCCGCGAGCGACCCGCTTCCACGGGCTACACCACATGGTTGTGAAGAACTCCCCAGCCTCAACGTGAACGGTCGCCGTTTCGCCCGGCTTCACGCGGCCGCGGGCAAGTTCGTTGGCGAGGCTGACCTGCGGACTGGATTTTCGTATCCACAAACATTGGCCGTCGCTGGCATTGTCCTCCGTTGTCTGCCAGACGCCAGCTCCCATGTCGCAGGTCAGACACCCGACCTCGTAGGTTCCGTCCTCGGTGATGATCTGCTCGACGGGTGCGCGCGGGATCAACGCCGCCACACATCCTCCGGCGAGCACCAGCGGGGCGGCAATGACAGCGAGACGTCGCCATTTGCGACTCGGCTCACTCATGTCGGGGGAGTGTAACCGACTGGTCAGCGTCGTTTGCGCAATGTGTGCTGCACGGCGAACGCCGCCCAAATCAACGTCCACATGCCGCCCCACATCAGCCACAGCACACCGAACGTCGACGCGTCGCCCTCGGGATCACCGGCCGTCGCCAACAACGGCAGCCCGAACAGCAGCGTCCCGACGAGCGAGAAGAACGCCAGCAGCGCGAACCCGTAATTCACGGTGAACCGCCGCTCGCCGCCCGGGGCCGCGAGCGGCGGCGCAGCCTGGTGCCCGGTCCAACGCTGACCATCCCAATAACGTTGCCCGCCGTGGCCGGCCGGATCGGGGTACCAGCCTGGCGGCGGTAGCGGTGCGAGTGCCATGCCGCCGCATATTAACGCACCTGTGGCGCGGTGCTAGCTGACTGCGGACAACGGCGGTCGGCCTTGCTCGCGGAGCGGCCGCAACGCCCGCCACGGGTCGAGCGAGGTGATCGCATCGTGCAGCCGACCCTCGGGCACCTTGGTGTAAATCTGCGTCGTCGCGATCGACTTATGACGCAGCAGCTCTTGAACGACGCGAATGTCCGTGCCGTTGTCGAGCAGTGTGGTCGCGTACCAGTGGCGCAGGCAGTGCGGCGTGCCGCGCACCCCGGCTCGCTTCATCGTGCGGCCGATGATGTCGGACACCGATTTCGACAGGATGTGCTCGCCCTCGTGGCCCCGCATCGGGAACCACCACCCTGCCTGGGGCATCTCCGAGGCCATCTCGATCAGCAGCGGGTGCAGCGGCACCGAGCGCAGCCGTTTGCCCTTGCCCTTGACCCACAGCACGCGGGCCGACATGTCGATGTCCTCGCCGCGAATCTTGGCGATCTCATGGACGCGCAGACCGGCGAGCAACGCGAGCAGAATCATGCGCCGCGTCGACGTCCACATACGGGTCTGCAGCAAAGCCACCACATCGGCGTCGCTGACCGGTCGCGGCTGGCGATCGGGCAACCGGGGAGCCCCGACTTTCACCATCGGGTTGTCCTCGCGCCGGTCGGTGAGCTGCAGCCACTTGAACCAGGCAGACAGGTAGCTGGTGTAGGTGCACGCTGTGGAGTCCGACCAGTCTTCGTGGTCGGCGATCCATCGCACAAGGTCGGTGGCGCGGATCTTCATGGGCTGGACGCCCGTCTCAGCGTGCAGCAGGTGGATGACGCGCAGGCGCTCGTCGATGGTTCGGCGCGAGAGTCGTTGAGCTGTTTGCCAGATTTCCCAATCGTCCAGTCCGAGCGTCGCCATTGAGGAGTTGTTCACATCGCGAAATTTTGCGGTTTCGAAACCGTCAATTTCGAGATTCGATGTGGATCTGTAGCCCCACCGTGCTCGCTCCGTGGCCATCTCGGTCAGGCCGCCGAGTCGCGGGTGTCGGCGATCCTACGGACGGGAAAGGGACGTACTACGGTCTGGTAATCCGCAGGTCGCTGGTTCGAGCCCAGCTGGGGGCACCATCCGTCGGGGTTGAACATCGGCCCCTGGCCGGTGAACAGCCAGTCGCGGCTGAGGCCGGTCGCGGCCGCGATCTGGTCAACCTCGGCTACATCGAGGACTTGGGCACCGCGGACTCGCTTCGAGAAAGCGCTCGGCGCCATGCCGACAGCCTTTGCTACGTCCTTGCTCTTGGCCCCAGTGGCACTGAGGCCGATGCGCAGTCGGCTCGCTACTTCCTGGTGGAAGTCAGCCCCGGAGGGGTTGAGTTCGATAACCGTAGTGCTCATGGGTGAATACGTTACCCGCTCACTGAATATGCGCAAGATATAGCGCTGAAATTTCCCTCACAGAAACACGCGGCGCTCAAGGTGCTTGACCAGATGCGCTCTGCGCCCTATGAATTTCTCTGTGAGAAATTTAATGCCGCAGAGAGAAGCGAGCGGCGACAGTGTCGCAACTGCCATCCGCATCGGCCTCGCCCGCACAAACAAGACCCAAACCGCACTCGCGCGCCACCTCAAACTCTCCCAGCCATCCGTCCACCGACGCATGTCCGGCAAGGTGCCTTGGCGCATCCACGAGCTGGCCGCCGCCGCCGAGTTCCTCGGCATCACCGTGCCGGATCTGCTCGATGAGGAAAAGGCCACCGCATGATGCCGATGACCGCCGCCGAGATCATCGACCGCGACGCCGAGATCGTGGAGCACTCCAAGCGACTCGGCGATCGCACAGCCGCGCTGCTCGATCGCTACCTGCGCCACGCCGACAACGCCGATCACCTCGCGCAGATCGAGAACCTCGCCGGCCTGCTGCGCAGCGCGCTCGCCTACAACCTTGCTCTCGGCTCCGAGGTCGCGCACTACTGCGGCGAGATGCGGCAGGCGCGCACGGAGCGTGACGAGGCGCTGACCCGGGTGCAGGAACTCGAGGACGAACTCGACGAGCTGCGCGGCGGCCTGGCCAACGGGATCGCGGCGTCGTGCGGGTGCCCGTCTGAGGTGACCCTGCCTGACGGTGGCACGGCGGTGCTGTCGTGACTGGTCTCCTCATCGCACTTGTTGCCTTGCAATCGGTCTCGCTGCTCGTGCAGCTCTCTCACGCGGGCGCGACGCAGCGGTTGTTGAATCTCGCGCTCGGGGGTCGGCGATGATCGCCGCGATCGCTGGCCTTCTGCGCGGCGGCGCCGACTTCTGCGACGCCGTCGAACAGGCATGGACCGAGCGGCGCAAGGGCTTCTCGGAGCGGGAAGCCGAAGGATCTCGACTTGCCGCGGTCGAGCGAGCCGCAGAGCACCGCGCCGCCCGACGTCGAGAACGGCGCTGAAGGTCATCACCGAGTGGCTCGCCGACATCGTGGCGTCGGCTTATGACGACCTGATCACAGGCATCGTCGACGCGCCGCGGGGCGCCGTCTCCGATGCGATCACCCGCGAACTGTTTTCCGACATCTCCCGCAGAAAGTAGGCCCCGCGCTGGTGACGCAGCGCGAGGCCCCATTCAAAAACCATAAGGAAGGTTGCAATGTCAGCATACCCATACGAGGTCCACGAGACCGCTGGCGGTGGCATGGATGCCGTCGTCACCACGCCCGACGGTGAGGTTCTCGCCGGCATGGCGACAAAGCTCAGCCTTGGCCCGTGGACGGTCGCGTTACTCGACGGCCAGGGCGGTCACGCGGCGGCGACCGGGCTTGATGAGTCCACTACGCGAGACCTGTTGCAGTTCCATGCCGCTCTGCTGTCGCGCGCGTTGACCGCCGAGGCGGTGGCGTCATGAGCGTCACCGTCCACACTCAAGCTGAATTGGATCAGGCCCTCGCGGACCGCGCCGATGTGATCTATATCGAATCTGATCCTGGCGTGTGGCTGCGTCTCGCCGATTCCGCCTCTGCGCGCGTCGTGGCGTTGGGCTCTGCGCGCGTCGAGGCGCACAGCTCTGCGCACGTCGAGGCGTGGGACTCTGCGCACGTCGAGGCGTGGGGCTCTGCGCACGTCGAGGCGCACAGCTCTGCGCACGTCGAGGCGTGGGACTCTGCGCACGTCGAGGCGTGGGGCTCTGCGCACGTCGAGGCGTACGCCTCTGCGCACGTCGAGGCGCACAGCTCTGCGCGCGTCGTGGCGTACGGCTCTGCGCACGTCGAGGCGTGGGGCTCTGCGCACGTCAAGGCGGGCAAATATGTTGCCGTCCATCTGCATTCACAACGTGTCACCTTGGATGCCCAGGGCGCGGTCATCGACATGACCGCACTCGACCTCACCGACCCGGCCACATGGTGTGACTACCACGGCGTGCTGGTCGCCGACGGTATCGCCTACCTGTACAAAGCCGTCAATCAGCAGTGGACCACTGACCGCGGCGTGGACTACTCACCCGGCTCGACCCCCGAGGCCCCCGATTGGGGCCCGAACTGGCGCGACTGCGGCAAAGGTCTGCACTTCTGCGCTCACCCCATGATGTCTCTGATCTACCTCGGTCTGCCCGCTGACGAGGCCCGGTTCCTTCAGGTGGGGGTGCGGCTGGATGAGCTTGTGCCGCTGGATGACAAGGCGAAGGCGCGGCGCGTGGTGGTGCCCTGCATCGAGGTTGATCGGTACGGCGAAATCATCGACCAGGAAGTGAGCGCGTCATGAGGCATGTGACAGTGCACAAGCGCACCGCGCGCCGGTTCCTGGCCGCGGTCGCCGCTGGTGCGGTGCTCGCCGGCGCCGGGGTCGGGTACGCGGCCCGCGCCGAGGCTGATCCGATCACCGACACCGCCTATCTGATGACACTCGATGAGCGTGGGATCAGTTACCCGACTGATGATTACGCGATCCAGGCCGGGTACTACGTGTGCTCGCTGATGGATTCGGGTGCGCATTGGTCGCGGGTGGCGGCGTTGATCACTCGCGAGTCGGGTCTTCCGCTCGATGATGCGGCGTACATCGTGGGCGCGGCGACTGCGGCCTACTGCCCGTGGCATTCGGGATCGGCGGTGGCGGCGTGAACGATACCCGCGTGACGCGCGCAATCTCGCTGCTGTTGACGGGTGAACCACGCCTGGTTGATGAGGCGTGCGACCTGATGGAGGAGTTGTGCGACGAGCTGCCCGCGCCCAGGTTGAGGCCGGTGTGGTGCCCCGCCGATGCGCGGCAGGCCGCGTTCGACGCGGCAGCGCACCCGACGGAGCGCGGTGTGGCGGTGGTCGAATGATGCGCAGGTACAAAGGCGCTCACCGCGCCAACCGGTACAGCCGCCGGGTTGCTGATCTGCAGGCCGAGATCCGCGAGGAACGCGCGTATGCCCAGTTCCTCCGCAACCTGGACTTCGTCGTCAGGTCGCTCGGTCCGGGCGGTGCGCGATGAGCGCGCTTCCCGGCATGGCACAGGCCAGCCATAAGGCGTCCCGCCCCGCGTTGGCGACCGGGTGGATGGAACACGTCGCGTGCGCTGAGACACGGGTCGACTTCACATCCGAAAAGCCTTCGGAGATCGAACGAGCCAGGGCCATCTGCGCCTCATGCCCGGTGATCGACGACTGTCTGGAGTACGCGCTGACGCGCCGGGAAACGCAGGGTGTGTGGGGCGGGCTCGATGCTGAGCAGCGCGCCCTGATGGCTCGACGCCGCCGACGCGCGGCAGCCCAGGTGGGTGTGAGGTGAGCGCCGCGAAATGCCAGCGCTGCGGCCGTTACTGGTCCTTCAGCTGCAATCCCGACCTGTTCCAGGTGATCACGAAGTTGTGCCCGTTGTGTATCGCCAAGGCGTTACCGGTCGCGGGGGCAGCACGGTGACGCGGGCGCTGTGGTTCGCGGCGTGGGTGTTCGCCGTGATCGCGTGGGCGGCGTTTGTGCTGCTGTGGCGTGAACTGTTCGTGATCGCCGGAATCCTGTGCGCCCTAGCGTTTCTGGCGTGGGGATTCCGCGCATATCCCGACCCCGACCCGACCGATTGGGAGGACGACGAGTGGTGGACCCGACCGAATCGAGGCCAACGAATGATGAGCTACGAGTTCGAGACTGAAGAGTGGGCCGCCGCGATGCACGGCCAGAGCGAAACCGAGCGCGCGTCGGTCACCCCTACGCACACGCGGCCCGCCGGACTGCTCGGTGACCGCGAGGATGCGCGCGACGAGATCGGGGACCGCCGGTGACGAGCGTGCCCGAAAAGGACGGTATGCACAGGTTCGTCGACGAGGAGGATTACCACGCAGACCGAGGCAGCCTGTCGGTGTCGAGCGCGAAGCTGCTGCTGCCGCCGTCGTGCCCCGCCAAGTTCCGTTGGCAGCAGGACAACGAACGGAAACCCAAACGAGTCTGGGACTTCGGGCACGTCGCGCACAAGCTGGTGCTCGGCAAGGGCGCCGAGTTCGAGATCCTCGATCCCGTCATTCACGGGTTGAAGGCTGACGGAACGCTGTCCGAGAAGCCGACCGCCACGGCGAACTGGCGCAAGGCTGAGGCTGATGCCCGCAAACGGGGCAAGGTGCCGATCCACATCGCCGAGTTCTCCAAGGCGTACGACATGGCCGAGAAGGTGCGCCAGCACCCGACCGCCGGCCCGATCTTCGCCGACCCCGAGGGCCAGGCCGAGGTCGCGCTCTACTACACCGACCCGGAGACCGGTGTGCGGCTGCGGGGCCGGTGTGACTGGCTCACGCACGTCGACGGCCGCCTGACCATCGTGGATTACAAGACCAGCGTGACCGCGAATCCGGCTGAGCTGGTGCGGAAGTTCTGGGCGCTCGGCTATCACCTTCAGGCGAGCTGGTACCGGTCGTTGGCGATGGCGCTTGGCCTGGACGACGACCCCGACTTTCTCTTTGTGGTGAGCGAGAAAGACCAGCCCCATGTCGTGACCATGCTCCGCTACGACAGCGACGCCCTCGCCGAGGGGGAGCGGCTGAACCGCCGCGCGATCGACCTCTACGCCGAATGCCAGAGCACCGGAACGTGGCCCACGTACACCGACCGGATTGTGCCGCTGAGCGTTCCCGGCTGGGCATTCCGCGAGGCCGCGGCTGAGGCAGCCGAGGCCGACCAGGGCACCGCAGACGAACTCATTGCCGAACTAGAAGGGATGTTCAGTGAGCAGTAACGCCGTTGTCAGGCAGTCACCCAAGGCGAAAACCCTCGCCAAGCTCATCAACGAGATGCGCCCCGAGTTGGCCAAGGCGCTGCCTCGGCACATCACGCCTGAGCGGATGGCGCGCATCGCGATCACGGTCGTCAGGCAGACCCCCGCATTGGCGAACTGCACGCCCGAATCGTTCCTCGGTGCGCTGCTCACGGCGAGCCAGCTGGGCCTCGAACCGGGCCCGACCGGCGAAGCCTACTTCGTGCCATACAAGCAGGTCTGCCAGTTCATCCCGGGGTATCGCGGCCTGATCAAGCTCGCCCGAAACTCGGGGCAGGTCAAGGACATCTACGCCGAGGTCATCTACGAGAACGACAAGTTCGAGTACACCCTTGGTTTGGATCGCACAATCAAGGAGCACACCCCGCCGCCGCTGGGCCAGGACCGCGGCGAACCGGTCGGTGCGTACGCCGCGGCCGAGCTGACGACGGGCGCGAAGCCGTTCGTGGTGATGTCGCTGGCTGAGATCGAGGCGATCAGGTCGAGGTCGATGGCGGCGAAGAACGGGCCGTGGGTGACCGACTGGGCTGAGATGGCCAAGAAGACAACGATTCGGCGGTTGGCCAAGTGGTTGCCGCTGTCAGCTGAGTTCTCGGCCGCGGCGTCGATGGATGGCTCGGTGCGCACTGACGTCGGGCCGCTGGAGTCGGCGCAGATCGATTTTGTCGACGGCGAGGTGATCGACGACGACGCAGACGACGACGACACCGGGGACGCGCCAGCACCCGAATCGGACGACAGCGCGCAGCAGATGGCGACCAAGGAACAGCTCGATCGTCTGGCCGAGATCCAGAAGGCCGAGAAGTACAGCAAGGACGCCGAGTGGTTCGCGTTCCTGGCCGAGTCGGCCGGCGTGCAGGCGACCCGCGCCGCCGATCTGACGTTCGATGAGGCGGCCCGCGTGCTGGCGATCTTCGACGGGCCGGCCGCATGAGCGCCGAGTTCCTCGACCTGGAGATGCCCGCCAGCGTCGTCAACGACCACATCGAGGCGCTGTCTAAGGTTCGCGTGCTGGCGTTGGAGTGGGCCAATCAGCCGACCGACTACGACGACGACACCGAGGCCGAGATCGACTGCGGGATCAAGATCCTGGCGGTTCTTTCTCGGCATGGGTTGGCGACGATCGGCGATGTCACCCAGACCGACGGTGGTGCGCGGTTCGCGGCGGCGCTGGCCGAGATCGGCGGTGCGCAGTGACGCGCACACCCGAGTACCACTACCGGCGTGCCGACGAGCTGGTGGCCGAGCTGGAGCAGGCCGACCCGCAGGTAGCGCTGAAGCTGCCGAGCGTCGCGTTCAAGATGCGCCTGGCCGAGCTGCACGCGCAGCTCGCGAACTCGCCGTGGTGGCCCGGCGTCGAGGCCGCGTGCGAACCGACCACGGTCGTTGACTTCAGCGGGCACACGGTTCGCATCGACACCCGCACGACGAACGGGGATCTGCTGTGACCGCGCCGTTCGAGGTTCGCATTGACCTGCCGTGGTCCCGGCCGCCCCTGACTGCGAACCAGCGGATGCACTGGGCGGCCAAGGCCAAGACGACCCGCGAGGTGCGCGCTGCTGCGGCCGTGATCGCACGCAACCTCCCCCGCGCGGATCGGCTCGTCGTCACCCTGCACTACCAGCCCAGCCAGAACCGCCGCCGCGACCGCCACAACCTGTGGCCCACAGTCAAGGCGCTCGTCGACGGCCTGGTCGACGCCGGGGTCGTGCCTGACGACGACACCGAGCACGTATCCACACCCGAACCCGTCATCCACACGCCAGCGAGCACCGCGGCGCTGTGGCTGGTGCTGCACTACCCGACTACGGAGGTGTCATGAACGGGATCCGAGAGTTCCTGACCGCCAACATCGGCGAGTTGATCGCGGCGCTCGATGAGCACGAGGCCGGCGTCGAGACGTGGCACGACCCGGTCGTCTACCGGTGCGGCCGGTGCAATTTCCGCGGCACCGAGCAGGAATGGCAGCAGCACGTGGCCGAGCAGATGGCCCGCAAGTTCGACGACCAGACGGAGGTGACCCTGCTATGAACGGACCGATCTACGCCTACGACACCGAGTTTCTCGAAGACGGCCACACGATCGAACTGATCTCGATCGGCATCGTCTGCGAGGACGGCCGCGAGTACTACGCCGTCAACGCTGACATGCCGCACGAGCGGATCAGGAAGCACGAATGGCTGTGCGAGAACGTCATTCCGCATCTTCCGCTCGCGCGGACCGTCAAACGGCACAGCAACCCAGGGAGCGGCTACTACTGGTTACTCGACACCAAGAGCGTGTTGGTGAAACCGAAGTGGGTGATCGCGAACGAGGTTCGTGAGTTCTTGCTCGCGGTTGACCCTCCTGAGTTGTGGGCCAACTACGCGGCCTATGACCACGTGGTCCTGGCGCAGCTGTGGGGCCGCATGATCTCGCTGCCCAAGGGGCTCCCGATGTTCACCCATGACCTGCAGCAGCTGCTCGAGACCATGCCCGACTTCGAGAAGCCGGAGCAGGACGGCACGGAGCACAACGCGCTCGACGACGCCCGCTACGTCATGGACGTGCTGCGCGCAGCGGGGAAGGTGCCATCCCGATGAACGCGACAGACGATGGCCTCGAACCGCTCGGCGAGGCACCCGAATGTGGTGCGGTGTTGGGCATTCTGCGGAGTGCCGACAAGATCGCGGCAACCGCCCAGCTCGCCGCACGGCAAGCCCAAGCGCTCAACGCAATCCGTGTACTGCACGCGGCCGAGTATGACGAGGACCTCGAAAGAAATACGTGCTACGAGTGCTCCGACGATTACCCCTGCCCGACCATTCGCGTGATCGAAGAGGCGGGTGCGTAGTGCTGACCCTCACCGATCTATTCTGCGGCGCCGGTGGATCGAGTACCGGCGCGATCGAGATCCCCGGTGTCGAGGTCCGCGTCGCGTCGAACCACTGGGACCTGGCCGTCGAGACGCACAACACGAACCACCCTGACGCTGACCACGTGTGCGCTGATCTGTCGCAGATCGACCCGCGCCGGTTCCCGCGCACAGACATTCTTTGGGCCAGCCCGGAGTGCACGAATCACTCGGTGGCCAAGGGACGCAAGCGCGTCGACTCGCAGCCTGATCTGTTCGGCGAGGTGCTGCCCGACGCGGCGGCCGAACGCAGCCGGGCCACGATGTGGGACGTGCCCCGGTTCGCCGAGGCGCACCGCTACCAGGCCGTGATCGTTGAGAACGTCGTCGACGCGTGGCACTGGCAGCCGTTCCAGGCGTGGCTGATGGCGATGGACTCGTTGGGCTACGAGCACCACATCGTGTTCCTGAACTCGATGCACGCGCAGGCGTTCGGGCCGGGTGCGCCGCAGTCGCGGGATCGCATGTACGTGGTGTTCTGGCGCAAGGGAAACCAGCGGCCTGATGTGGATCGCCTGACGCGGCCGGAGGCGGTGTGCCCGACGTGCGGCCCGGTGCGGGTCGTGCAGTCGTGGAAGCGGCCGGAGCGGGCCCCGTGGGGACGGTACCGGGCCCAGTACGTGTACCGGTGCCCGTCGACCGCGTGCCGGAATCAGGTGTTGGAGCCGCTGTTCCGTCCGGCCGCCGAGATCATCGATTGGTCGCTGTTGGGGCAGCGGATCGGCGACCGGGACAAGCCGCTGGCCGAGAAGACGATGGCCCGGATCCGCGCCGGCATCGAACGGTACTGGGCGCCGTTCATCACCGAGCACCGCCACGAGTACCGGGTCCGCGGCGTCGACGTGCCGATCCAGACGGTGGCGGCGTCGGGCAATCATTTCGGCCTGGCCGTGCCGGTCGAGGGTCGCGACGGGAAGGCGGCTGTGCCCGTCGATCAGCCAGCGCGGACGATGACGACTCGGAGCGAGACCGGTTTGGCGTTCATTGCGGAGCTGCGCGGCGGCGGGTCCAAGCACCGCCCGGTTGATCAGCCGCTGGCCACGGTCACGGCGTCGGGCACTCACCACGGCCTGGTGACGACGTACTACGGCAACGGTGGGGTAGTGCCCACCGGGGAGGCGTTGCCGACGTGCACGACGGTGGAGCGGCACGGGTTGATCACGCCGTCTGGTGGGACATGGCGGGAACGTGCCACGGCGACCGACGAGCCGATCCCGACCCGCACGACCCGTGAGTCTGACGGTATCGCGATGGGGCCAACCCTGTCGGTCGAGGACGTTCTGTTCCGCATGCTCGAACCGCGAGAGATCGCCCGCGCCATGGACTTCCCCGCCGACTACACCATCCTCGGGAACCGGCGTGAGCAGGTAAGACAATCTGGAAATGCTGTTACACCTTGCGCTGCAAGGGATTTAGTTGGAGTAGTAGCCCAGTCGTTAGGAGTGTCCGCATGAAGCTCTGCACTGTCGTGGAGTGCGATCGTCCGCATCGTCGCAACGGATTGTGCGACATGCACGACCAGCGGGTGAAGCGTACTGGCACAACCGATTCGCCAGTCCAATCTCAAGAGGCTCGATTCTGGTCGAAGGTCAACAAGAACGGTCCAGTGGTTCGCGAGGCTCTTGGTCCGTGCTGGATCTGGACAGGTGCGACCAACGATAGCGGCTACGGAGTGCTACGCCCCTCCGGTAAGCGGTCGGGACCGGGGCTGAAGGCGCACCGTTACTCAGCCGAACTGGCAGGAATGGACATCGCTGACCGATTTGTCCTGCACAGTTGCGATAACCCACCGTGCGTGAACCCCGCGCATCTGCGGCCAGGTGACCACCTGGAGAACGTAGACGACATGCTGGCGCGAGACCGCCAGAATCGGGGTAGTCGAAATGGCCACGCCAAGTTGAACGAGCGTGATGTCGAGGAGATGCGTCGCCGCGCTGACGCCGGTGAGCTGCATCGCGTCATCGCTGCCGACTACGGAGTGTCACGTAGCCGGGTAACCGCGATTGCGGGCCGAAAGAGCTGGCGACATGTCGCGTAACGCGGTCACCCCGCCAGCGGCGCGCGACCTCGTCGGTGTCGTCGCCGAATCGCTGGGGGTGACGTCGTGATGCGCTGCGCCACATCGCTTGACGAGTTCACCGTCGGGCAGCACGTGAAGGTCGTTGTCGGCATGGGCTGTGTGAAACCCGGTGTGGTTGAGCATGTCGGGCCAAACAAGGTCGAGGTGGTCTTCGACGGCGGCCGGGGCCTGTATCGGCCGTATGAGCTGATTCCGGGGGCGCTGCCGGTCGGCCAACTCAACCTGTTCGAGGAGCCGGCATGACCGCTGAGTCGCTGGTGTGGTTCCGCCGTGCGCGTCGTTTGCACCGTTCCGCGTGGGGCCACCCGCGTCCACCCGTCCCGAAACCACAACCCACACAGGAGAAACGATGAGCGATGTTGCCGAGCGCGCCAAGGCGCTACTGGAAGGCGTGACAGACGGGCCGTGGTTGTACATTCCAGGCGGGAGCGAAGACGCTCTGGTGGTCAGTGAATCCGAGCGCGAGCCAAACGCCATCACCGTCGGAGGCGTTTCTTTCCATCCGGGGTTGCACGTGGCTGTTGATCTTCGCGATGGCGACGCCGAGTTCATCGCCGCCGCACGCACTCTCGTCCCTGAGCTGGTCGCCGAAGTGGAGCGGCTGCGGGAGGCGCGCCGCGACGAAGGCCGGTATCTCGTTGAGACGCACAACGAACGCGCGGACCTGCTACGCGAGAACGAGCGTCTGCGGGCGGCCATCGAACCGATACGGCAGCTGCATCAGCGCGTCACCGTCGAGGCCACCAGCTGCCCCGAGGGGTGCGAAGTCCACGAGGACGAGTGCCCCAATGATGTCGACTTCCCCGTCTGTCGCGGGTGCTACGACGCTGCTGAGGAGATCGATGCCTACTTCCCCGAGTTCAACCTACGGGCCGTCGAGTGGCCCTGCGAGACAGCCAAGTTGATCTACACCACCAAGGAGTTGGGCCAATGACCTGGACTTTGAGCGTGACCTGCTCCCGCTGCGGGGGGCGTAGCTGGAAGGTGAGGGGTGGCACGTGGACTTGCGAATGCGGCAAGCATATGACCCTGGCCGAGGTGAAGGCTTATCACGATGGGGAGTTGAACCGATGAGCGCACGCGACAAGGTAGCCGAAGCGATCTGGCGGGTGGTTGTTCCCGCAGCGGCAAAGAGTGGCATCGAGTTCGAGCAGATGGCCGAGAGTTCTCGACGAGTGTTCCTACTCATGGCCGATGACACTATCGGCGCGCACATGGAGGCGCTCAAGGATGAGGGCTACGCGGTGGTGAAGCTCGCCGAGACGCAAACAGATCCCGAGTTCGGCGACGAGTTCTGGCAGGTTCCAAGCTCGGACTCCCGCTACCCCGGCAAGCTCCGCATCGAAACCGGATACCGAGACGGCGTACCTCGCATCTCCATGACCAGCATTCGCACCCCGATGCCAATCACTGAGGTGGACGCCTACGTGTCCGCGCTACTCGCAGCGAAGGCCTTTATCGAAAGCGAGGAATTATGAGCAAGCTGCGTATCACCGGCGTGCAGCGCTGGACCATCGTGCAGGCCGACGCGCACGGCCGCGCAACCGTGTGGCTCAAACCCGGCTGGTACCGCCGCGAAACCCACGGCGGCACATACCGCTTCACCCCGATCACTGGCTGGCGGTACATCGCGCACCGGGTGCTGTGGGGTTTCGCCGGATTGGTGGACGCACGATGAGCGACGCACAGAGCCGGGGCTGCCGCGTGCTCTACGCCCCCGAGGTCGACCAGTGATCGTCTGCAACGGGACACTCCCCGCACCGTGGGGTAAAAACCTCGGGCCGTCAGATCAAACGGGCGGCTGTCGGCGTCCGCCAGGCCATAAAGGGCCGTGCCATCCCATCGAACTGGCGGAAGACAAACGACCCCCGGAGGCGTCCGATGCCGATCCGGCCTGAGAATCGCAAGCGGTACCCGCCGAACTGGTCTGAGATCAGCGACCGGATCCGCTTCGTGCGCGCCGGCCGGATGTGCGAGTGCCGCGGCGAGTGCGGACGTGACCACGCCGGCGATGACACCGACATCGCATGGCAAGCGTGGCTCACCGAGGACGGCATAGCCGAGGTTTCGCCAGGCCGCTGCACCGCCGTACACGACTGGCCGAACCCCCGCACCGGATCGAAGGTCGTGCTCACCGTCGCCCACCTCAACCACACACCCGAGGACTGCGCCGACGAGAACCTCCGCGCCATGTGCCAGGGCTGCCACCTGCACTACGACCGCGAGCACCACGCGCAGACCGCCGCGGCCACCCGCCGCGCGGCAGCCGAGGCGCAGATGCGACCGCTGTTCTACGTCACCAGCGGACTCGACGAATTCCATCCCGACACCACAAGGAACCCCTGATGCTGCCTGATTGCGCGCTGTGCGGCTGCCCGTATCACGAGGACCGCTGCCGCACCGTCGTTGGCGCCGCCGAATACATCTTCGGCTACCTCCCGATGTTCTGCGACTGTCCAGGCTACGAGGAACCCGAGGACGCGACGTGACCGACCCGAAGATCTGGCTGCCGTTCAGTCGGCGCGAACTCATCGCGATGCAGCGGTGTCCCGACTGCGGCTGGCACCCGAAAACGCAAGGCCACCACCCCGACTGCCCAACCAACAACGCGGACGGTTCGGTCCCAGTAGTGAAGGGGATTCGCTGATGCCACGTATTCGCACGATCAAGCCCGAGTTCTTCCGGTCGCCGGACACGGCCCGTGTCAGCTTCCCGGTGCGCATCTTCTACCAGGCGCTGTGGTGCTGGGCCGACGACTTCGGCATCGGCGAAACGAACATCTACGGGCTGCTCGGTTTCGCGTTCTGCGATGAGGACGGATTCACCGCGCAGGATTTGCGCCAGTTTTGCGCCGATGTTGCGCAGCACTACGGCGTCATCTTCTACGAAGTGCGCGGGCGGCACTATTACGCCATCCCAAGCTGGCGTGACCACCAGAAGACCGAGAGCCGCGAGGACCGGCGCAAGTACCCGCCACCAGACCATCCCGAAGCGGTTCCTGACCTGCGGTTTCATCCTTGCGCGGATTCTGCGCCGGATAGTCGGCGCGAAACCGGCGCGGAATCGCGCGGAACCGGCGCTGGAACAGGGGAACAGGGGAACAGGGGAACAGGGGAACCCCCCCAACCCCCCCGCGACGAAATCGCACCCGCCGCGCTGCCCGCCACACGACGTACGGGCGCCGAGATCGCACGCGCCCGATTCACCGCGATCCCCGCCGAAAGCTCGACCCTGGCCAAGCAGATCGCCCGCAGCTACAGCGACAGCCTCGACACCCCCATCGACGCGAAAACGCTCAACGAGATCTCGGCACACCTCGACCGGTGCCTGCAGGCCGGGCAGACACCCGAGGCCATCGCCGCCGGCATCCAGCTATGGGGCCAGTCGGATTCGTTCGCACCGAGCCAGATCCCGAAGTACGTCACCAAGGCCGCCGCGGCGCGTAGCCATCGCGGCGTGGGACGGCCGACGCTCAAGGCCGTTGCCACACACGAAGTCGCCGAACAACTCGCAGCGCAACTGGAGGCCCAACAGTCATGACGCTCGCCACCGACGGCATCACGATCAACGCATCACCCGACACCGTGCGCGCCATCGGCCAGGTGCTCAAGATGGCCGCGATCCTCGACGACCGCGTCACGCAGGCCGACGCCGCGCGCATCGCCGCCTGGTCCGAGCAAGTCGAACGGCACAACCTCACCGAGTCAGATCTGCTCGACGGGCTGCAGGCGTTCTACGACAGCCCGGCCGATCACGCCATCGGCATCGGTGACCTGATCCACCACGCGCGCGCCGCCAAACGCGTACGCATCGACCGCGAGTCGGCCGCCGAACGCCAGGCACGGCAGGAACGCCACGACCTCAAGGCCGCACCCGAGGCCACTGCCGCCCTCGCCGCCGGGTTCACGCCGGGGCCGGTCGAGCCGACCGACCGACTCGAGGCCGCGCGGGAGCGCTTGCAGACGTGCGTCGACCGCGCGTCGGCCATCGCCGCGATCCGCGAATACTTCGCCGCCAAGGCCGAAGCCCAGAAACGCCCCACAGAAGCCCGAAACGGCGTCTCAGCACCAATCACCCACGGAGCGCCGGAAAACGCGCCAGCGGCGAGCACCGCCCCGGGAATCGGTGGTTTCGCATGAGCCTCGACCGCTACGAGTTCACCGAACTGCTCGCCGTCGCCTGGAACGACGAAATGGCGCCAACGATTCCCCAACGCCAACCACACCAAATGCCGCCAAGAGATGCGCCACGACGGCACCAGCTGGATACCGCACGACCCGCCCCGATGCCACGGCTGGCACTGCAACCGCTGCGGCGCCGCGACAAACAGCTACGGGCACCACAACTGCCCAGACCGACCCCAGCGACAGGAGAACCACCGGTGAACGCCGACAAGTCGAGCCGCACACTCACCGCCGGCCAACTCATCGCCCAACTGCTCAAGGTGCCCGCAGACACACCCGTGGTGATGAGCCAAGAGGACGACCCATTGGGCAACTACGGCGTTCGCAGCGTCGAGTTCACCGACATGCGGCGCGACCCGTGCTACGCCGGCGGCCCGTTCGGCCGCGACTCGTGGCACCGCCCGCAGGACAGCTACCGCGACTACGACCCGCCACAGGGCGTCGTGTTCCTCGGCGCCGAACGACCCTGGCAACCCACCATCGACGGCGAGATCGCGCTACCCGAACTCGAAAGCGGTGAGCACCGGTGAGCATGAACTTTCACCTGTCCCGCGCCGAGCAGGCCAGGCTACGAGAAAAGCTCTGGTACGTGCCCGAACTCGCCGAGGATCTCGCCGTCACCATCGCCCGCCAGGCACGCATCCAAAAGCCCAACCTCGGCAAGCCGCGACGCCAGCGACCCGAGCCGTGCGTGCCGTTTCACCTCGGCGCGTCCGAGGCCGCCGAAGAGCTGCACCGCTGCCTCGCCGGATGGGTGCGGTTCGTGTGCGACGCCCGACAGGTCGACTACAACGGCACCGATGACCTCGCATCGCTGGCGCGATGGCTGCACCGCAACGTCGTCACCCTCGCGCTCGTCGAGGGATCGGAAACGGCCTACACCGACATCGCGCACCGGATCGACGAGTGCCGCCGCCAGATCGACCTACCGCCCGAGGACGAGATCGTCATCGACCGTGCCCGACTCGAACAGGCCAACCGGCAGATCGTCACCGCCGGCCAGGCCGAGAAGATCGCGCGCAAGCTCGGCGACCTCGGCCGCCGACTCACCACACAGCGCGTTCACTCGCTCAATCGCCGCGGTCATCTGCGGCCAGTCGGCACCGATCCCGAGACCGGCACGAAGTTCTATCGACTAGGGGATATTCTGCAAGCGCATTTGAAATGCGCTCAGCGACAACGGCGTTCGTGAATTAGCCACCCCACCGGTGATACGCTGCCGCTAAGCGGCGACGTACGTCCTCCCGATTCGCACCGCCGCAGAAACGCCCCGAGGCCACCCACCCCTCGCCCGGGGCGTTTCTCATACCCAACAGCCGAACAGCCGAGGAACCGATGCCGGTCAAACACCTCCGCGTCTGCGCCCACTGCAACAAAATCCGCTACGCCGACTGCAGCATCGGATGCCGCGCCTCGGCCGCCATCGACCCACAAAGCTGGCGACCCAACCTGCAACACGGCGCAGGCACCATCACACCGCCACTGTGCGGCCCGACCTGGTGCGGTTGCGGCAACTGCACACCAACAGGACCGACGACCTACAGCAGCGAGGCACCATGAGCCACACCGCCATCCAACAGGTCGCCCAAGCACTCGCCACCGGGCTGATCCACCCCGGCGACGAAAACACCCCACCCCGAGCAATCCCACTGCCCGGGTTCCGAACCACCGGAATGAGCGAAGAGCAGGCGCGCGAGTTAGTCGGTTCCTCCGCGCAGCTCTTCGCCGAGGCCATCGTGCGCGGCGTCATCGAGGCCGACCACGAGATCCTCACCAAGGCCGAGGCCAACGAACTACGCCAGGCCGCCGCCGACGCACCCGACGGCACACGCGTCATCACCGTCTACGACCGCGCCGACCATCAACGCAGCACCCCACTGCTCACCCTCACCATCGGCAAGTCCGACGAGGTGATCGTCGACGCCGCCCTACTCCGAAAGGCGTTCACGCAGTGAGCCACATTCGCGTCACCATCGACGGCAACACCATCATGGACGGCAACCCCGGCCAATGGGCAACCAAACCACCCGCCATCGCCGACCTCGAACTGCGAGCCACCAGCGGCAACCCCGAACCGTGGGTACAGATCCTCACCACGTTCGCCCGCGCCGCCGCCGCCGGCCGAGACGCCACCATCACCGCCACCACCGACACCAACGGATGGACACTCAACGTTGAGTACGGGGCCACGCCGTAAGGCCAAAACGTCGGCCCGCGGCTACGGCGCCGCACACCAACGCCTGCGCGAGCAATACCGACCACTCGTAGCGAGCGGACGCGCAACCTGCTGGCGCTGCGGCCAACCCATCTCCCCCACCGAGGCATGGGATCTCGGACACGACGACGACGACCGCAGCCGATACCGCGGCCCCGAACACGCACGCCGATGCAACCGCGCCGCAGCCGGACGCAAAGCAGCAGCCAACCGCCGCGCCGCAGCCGAGGCCGCGCAACCGCAGACCGACCGCACCCGACGCTGGTAACCCGCCAGCAAACACCCGGCCCGAGCCAGCAAACACCCACGCCACCTGCGGCAACCCACCGCCCACCGCCCGCGAAAGTTAGCTGAAGCGACCTTTCCGCAGGTCAGCGGCCTGCACGACGTTGCAGGCCAGGGGGGAGGGGGGTCCGAATCGCCAGGGGCCGCCACCACTGACCCCGCCGCCTTGG